AGTTAATTGATTTGGATAAAATCTTTCCCCAGAAGCAGTTATTAGTTTTCCACTACTATAACCATATCCATCTTGAGGTGTTCCATAATAAGATGCGGAAGTACATCCGCTTGCTGCCTTTGCCTCTGGGGTTGCAAATCCCAGTGTTGCAACGGCGAAAAGAAAAGTTGAAAATAGACGCATTAAATTAATTGAACTCTACATCCGTATAGAAGAGGGGTACACCCCTTTCTCAAGGGGCATCTTCCACGGCTCTAAATCATTTCCCGATGTGGGATCTCATATTATAAGTGAGTATTTATACTCTGTCAATCTAGTGTGATGATTTCAATGTCGCCATCCAATCCATTTCCCAGCCACTCACTAAATTCTTCCTCTAGAGCAATGGCGTTTATGACTTGTTCCTCTTTGGTCAACTCACAAAACCTATTAATGCACCAATCTCTAATATCAAGAACTAAAGTTTCTGTTGACATTTCATTCTTCCATAAATAAGTTTGAATTCCAACAAAGAATAAGTCATATAATAAAATTTGTCAAGTGTGGTACATAAAAGAAAAAATTATCGATGAAGTGCCAAATGGCATGGAAGGATTTGTTTATCTTATCACAAATCTAGAAAACGAAAAAAAATATATCGGAAAAAAGAATTTCTGGGAAAGAAGAAAAGATAAAAAAACAGGAAGAAGAAAGAAAAAAGAAAGTAATTGGCGAGATTATTTTGGCTCATGCGATGAATTAATAGAAGATGTAAAAAAATTAGGTAAAGATAAATTTCGCCGTGAAATTCTATACTTATGTCCACACAAAAAATCCATGAGTTTCTATGAAACCATGGAACAATTTAAACGAGATGTAATTTTAAGAGAAGATTATTACAATACGAATGTAGAAGGAAAGTTTTTTTCTAGCGAGGCAGAGCGACTTTACGAGATTGTAATTAAATCTCAAGAATAAAAAAGGGAGCCAAGGCTCCCTTTTCTTTATATGCGTTAAAATCAGCCTTCTAGATACATTTCAGTCAATTCTACGATAGAACCTTCTGATAGATTTTCTAGAATCTCAAATGCATCTTCATAAGTATCTGCATAACCAGCATTAATGAAATCTTCTAGTATGTATTGTGCTAGGAGTTCGTAATCTTCGCCCATTTGACTTGGCTTAACATCTGGATTCAATCTCTGAATTCTCTTTTCAGTTTCTCTTCTGGATTTTTTAGTAGTTGGTCTAGACTCACCAGACTTAGTTTGAGTTGTGAATGTACCAGCTGGAGCACCTATACGAGATTGAGTTGGACCTTGACCAGCAGCTGCTTTTGCTTTTTTTGCCATTGCAACTTCTTTTCGGCTATATGGTCTACGAGGACCTTGCGAAGCAGGAGCTTTTGGGCCTTGTGGTGAAGTGGTACTATTCGATACTGCGCGATAAACTTTTTGTCCAGCTCGTTTTAGTAAACTTCCAATTGCCTTCCTGACGCCACCTGTTTTTTCTTTGGTGCTTGGTTCAAAAGAAAGTTCGTATTGTCCACCACTACCTCTCTTACCAGCTTGACGGGAAGCTAGTCCAGAAGCCTGTTGGCGTTCACCTGCCGTTTCCATTGATTTGCCTTTTCTTGCTGCTGCGGCAGCACCTTTGCGTACAAGACCTTTGAGTGCCGCCATAGCCTTACCGGGAAGACCTTTGGCGCGTTCATAAGCACCAGCAGCGGCTTGCTTTCCAGCTCTCATGGCACTCATAGCAGCACTACCAGTGCCAGTGGCAGCACCCTTTACAGTCTCACCAGCTTTCTTAAGTGCACCAGTTACGGCAGCTTTTCTGGCTTGCCTTCTTTGTGTGGCTTTTTCACCTTTAACTTGTTTTAGTATTTCTTTTCTCTCTGCAGCTCTCTGCGCCATCCGTTGGGGGGGCATTCTAGCCTCAGTGAGAACTTCTTCGAGAATCACATCATCAGAAAACACACCTTCAATCAGATCATAAGATTCACCAAGAGTATTACCATAATCCATAAATTCCCAAAGAAGAGATTCCATGACTTCTTCGATCTCTTCTTGCATAAGATAATCTACGAATCTTAGATTCTCATAGAATGTCTCATCGGCTTTTCTTGGATTATAAAGATTACCGTATGCCTCGGTTAAATGATATTTTGACATTTTTATACAAAAAATTCTTATTTTACTAGAGTTATTTATAAAAAAAGAACCTCATAGCTCTTTGGGGGTTTATAGTTCAGTTGATTCTTATTCGATTTGTTGTGTCTATTCCTCTATTTCTTTGGTATATAGAAAGTGCACCAGCATTTGATTGATGGCCAGTCACCGTACACTGCCAAACTTGGGAAGAAGTTTTAATTCCACCAATTCTCCCAAAATCACTTCTTTCTTTACTTGTCAATAAATGTACACCAACACCCAACTGATATGTCCTCATTCCCATTTTTACTTTATCTTCATGAGTCTGTGCGTGAATTCCTACACCAGATTCATAAGCTTTCTTTCCTGCTTTCCTATTATGTTCCCGTTTTTCTTCTTCTGTCCAACTATAAAATCCCAATTTATTTTCATATGTAAATTTTCCAGATCTTTTGCCAATTTCACTTTTTTCTTCTGTAGTCAGTGCATGAACTCCCAACCCAAGTTCATAACATTTCTTTCCCCCAGATCTACAAACATTTAAGTGTTCTTCTTTAGACAATGAATGAATTCCAATACCCAACTCTCGATTTCGTTTCAAAATTTCTAAAGAAATTCTTCCACCACAAGCTTCATTTAAACACCATTTATCTGTTTGATGTACAGGTCTTATTAATCGCTTTTCTACCTGTTGTGCTTCCATCCAACCACAATCAGTGTATTCAAAAAATTGAAGTATTTGTTTCTTTGGCGTATAGAAATTCCACATCCACTTGTGTGTTTGTGGAGTTCCCATATAATTTTCATTATATTTTCTTTCCTTATGAACTCCATAGTAATAATAAGGAACTTCTTCAAAAGTAATTTTGTATGTATAAATTCTTGGACTATTTTTAGCCATTTTTATTCTATTAGTACGGCATTATTATTTATAATAGAAAAGGTGCCCATAAGAGCACCTAATCTGCCCGTAAAGTATTGCCGTACTAACAGACCTATCTATTTAGTTAAAGTTTAAAGTTTGCAAATTGATTTTCCTTCATATCTTGATTGAGTGCACCAACCAAATAAGATGTGATTTGCACTTCTTGTGGTGCCACTTGTACACCTTTACTAGAAATCCAATTTTCAGTCCAAGGCAATGGATTATTATTTGCAGAAATTGAATATACTGGCTTGAGTCCAATAGCTTTCATCCTACGATTTGCAATCCACTCAATATAATTATAAAGAAGCTTATCATTCAATCCAATCATGCTTCCATTCTGAAAAATGTACTTAGCCCAGTTTTTTTCTTCATTGACTGCTTTATCAAAAGCTTTATAAGTCCAATCCAATTCCTCATCTGCGATTTTAACCATATCCGGATCATCGCCACTTTTCCATTTTGCGAGAATATTCTGCGTAAGATTAAGATGAATATTTTCATCCCTTGATATGAGCGAAATAATCTTTGCAGAACCTTCCATAAGTTTCAGTTCACCAAAGGCAAAGGAGCAAGCAAACGAAACATAAAACCTAATTCCTTCAAGAATATTTACAATCATTATTGCGCGATATAGCTTTCGTTTCAATTCATAAACTTCAGCTTTACCCAAATCAACTCCTTCATTATTAAATTTCCATAAGTTTGATGAGCTATAATCTTGAGCAGACTGCATAAAATCATCATAAGAACTAGTAACACTCGAAGCTCTTTCTAGGATTTTCTCATCTTCAATGATAGTATCAAAAACTTCACTTGGGTTTGAATATACATTCTTAATGATATAAGTATAAGAACGACTATGAATCATCTCCATAAATCCCCATACAGTCATCGCAGCCTCAAGCTCTGGAAGAGAACAATACGGACATAGTACCATATTTGGACCTCTTCCCTGCACACTATCAAGCATAATTTGATACTTCAAGTTAGAAGTGAAAATATGCTTCTGCTCTGGGCGAAGTGTTTGATAGTCGGCACGATCTTTCTGGAGATTAATTTCCTCGGGTCTCCAGAAAAAACTCAACTGTTGCTGAGTAATTTTTTCAAAGACCGGATACTTATATTCATCGTATCTTTGCACTCCAAGTGGAGAACCAAAAAACATCGGTTGCTTAAGTGTGTTAACTTTGTTTGTGTTGAATACTGTCATTCCTTCTATTGATGCCATAAATACTCCTCTTTTAATTATACATTACAAGCTTCGCAGTCTTCCAAAGAAGATTGAAGTAATTCAGAAACTAATTCACTTAGATCATTTAATTTTTCCGCAGAGACATCATCAGTTTTTCCATCATAAGTATTATGATAATAAGCTGTCTTATGTCCTTTTTGGTAACAAGACAGAAAATCATTTACAATAACAGTCACTGGAACTTCTTTATTTGGATAATTTTCTGGATTGTAAGTCCAGTTAGCACTAATTGCCTGATCAAAAAACTTTTGCATTATAGCAACAATGTTAATGTATCCCTCGTTGGATTGCATGTCCCACAATAAAGTATAATGATTTTTTAGTTTATTATACTGTGGAACAATTTGCTTCAGTGTGCCTTTTTTGGATTGTTTAATTGAGAGGAAATCTCGTGGTGGCTCAATTCCATTTGTAGCATTACACACAACAGATGAACTTTCAGTTGGGGGTTGAGCGGTGAGTGTTGTATGTCTTAGGCCATAAGACATAATATCTCGGCGCAACTCTTCCCAATCATGCTGATATGGATCATTACAAATCTCATCAATTTGTGTTTTGTAAGTGTCTATTGGCAAAATTCCATCCGAATATTTTGTAGTTCCAAAATTATCACATGCACCTTTTTCTTTGGCCAATTCATTAGATGCTTTCAGTAGATAGTATTGTAGACTTTCCGACAATCCATGCACTGCACTCCAGGCTTTTGGGTCATCATATTTCAAACCAAGCTTAGCAAGATAATGTGCAAGTCCAATAACACCAATACCCAAAGAACGACTTCCTCTCGTGGTAATTTCAGCTGCTTTGACTGGATAATCTTGATGGTCAATGAGTTCATCCAAAAATCGTACACTAATATCACAAAGTTGTTCCAATTCTTTGTCAGACTTGACGACGCCAACATTAATGCAAGATAGAATACACAAAGCAATTTTTCCTAGATCATCATCAATATGATTAATTGGCTCAGTCCTCAAAAGGATTTCCATACAAAGATTACTCATAGAAACTTGTTCCTTAAAAGATCCATGAGAATTGGAATGGTCGATATTCATAATATAAATTCTGCCAGTCTCAGCTCTTTCTTTCAGAATATCCAAAATAAGTTCTTGTGCCTTTACAACTTTCTTTGGAATTTCTGGATCGTTTTCGTACTGAACATAAAGTTCATCAAAACCATCCATACCAAATAGATCATAAAGACCTGGAACATCATGAGGGGAAAATAGAGTTATATCTTCATTTTTAATAAAACGCTCATAAAAGATTTTACTAAATTGAATTGCATAATCTAGATTACGAACTCGATTATCTTCTGTTCCTTTATTATTCTTAAGAACAATAATATCTTCAATCTCCCTATGCCACACAGGGAAAAATGTTGTTGCTGATCCACCTCGAATTCCATTTTGCGTACAACATTTTACTGTCGATTCAAACTTCTTAAGGAATGGAATTACTCCAGTATGGACAACTTCACCACCACGAATTTTAGAATTTATTGCACGAATTCTACCAGCATTGATTCCAATTCCAGCTCGTTGTGCAACATATCGCCCAATGGCCATATCACTGCTAAAAATACTATCTAGACTATCACCAGAGTCGACTAAAACGCAACTACTGTATTGGCGAAGTGGAGTCCTAACCCCAGCCATAATTGGAGTAGGAATATTAATCTTATGCTTTGAAATTGCATCATAATACCGTTTCACATAAGACATCCTCTTTTCCTTTGGATAGTTCGAAAAACCAGTCAATGCAATCATAATATAAGCAAACTGGGGAGTCTCATAAAGTTCTCCAGAACTCCTATCCTGTACCAGATACTTATCAACTACCTGGCGAAGACCAGCGTATGTAAAGAGAAAATCTCGATCATGATCAATGAAGGAATTTGCCTTATCGATTTCTTCCTTAGAATACTTATTGTAAATATCATGATCATAAACATGCTTCATAACACAAGAATTGATGTGATCCTCTAGGTGTGGGAGATCAATTCGCCCACCATAAATCTTTTTACGAATAGAAAACAGAAGAAGTCTTGCAGCAACATATTGATAGTTTGGCGAATCTAATGAAATCAAATCGGAAGCAGACTTAACCAGAATTTCCTGAATCTCATTTGTAGTAATTCCATCATAAATCTGCAAACCAGAAGACATCTCAACCTGTGATGCAGACACGCCTGAGAGACCTCTACAAGCTTCTTCAACCATCATGTGCATCTTATCAAGATTTAGTCCCTCAATTGTACCATTTCTTTTTTGAACTTTAATTCCGTTGGTCATACCTTTTTCCATTCGTTAAACTTGAGTTTTGCTTCTAATCCAGAGTAAGTGTTTGTTTCTACAATAGACTGAACATCAAGTCCAGACATAAACATTTCATTTGCATCTTTTTCTTGAATTGAATTTGGCCATATCACGATCGTATTACCGGATTCAATTCTGGAAATCATTCTTGCATGAATTTCCTTATTTCGCGGCTCATTATCGTAGACATAGATCGGACGAGAAATATTTAGATTTGTTGAGTTTAGATCAGATCCACACATGGCAACAGAATTCTGGATAAATGTGGAATCAAACGGACCCTCAAGAACATAAACCGGAAAATCCAAATTTACATCATCATATCCATAAATCTTCGGAGCATCATCATCTAACATAATCGTAATGTATTTAACTCCACTTGAATAAATTGCTCTTCCTTGAAATCCAATCAATTCTTTCTTATAGTATAATGGAATGACGATTCTTGGTTCCTCATACTTTAATGATTTTGAATCAAATGTTTGTATTAAAGTATTTGTCCACTTTTTAAATTTTTCAGCATAATAAAACTTACTAGGATCTAATTTTCTATTTTTTAAATATTCATTTGCTTGTAAATTTTCAGAAGCTTTTGGTAAATTTAACTTTGCCTTAAATTTTGGTTTTTTAAAATCAAACTTTGGAGTTTCTGCTGTAAAATTTTTTCCAGTAAACCCAGAAGAATATTTTTCTAAGCAATATTCTTTGTGCAGGGTAGAATCAAAAGACTTCAAAAAATTATTCAGTGATATATTAACTCCACAATTATGGCATTTATAATTTGTGTTATTTTTTACTGAGTAAAAATATCCTCTTGCTCTGGATTTATTTTTTTTAGAATCTCCACAAATTGGACATCTACAGTTATAAAGATTTGAATTTTTTTTAGTAAATTTTTCTAATCTACTAGACAAAAGATTAATGTACTTGACATCAGTAAAATCCATAATTTATAGACATTTCAAGAATTTTTATTCTACCACTCAACCGCAAATCAGTCAAGTCAGGGAGCTACATAACTTTTAATTTCATGATGTTTTTGCATTTCAGATGGAGTCCACCAACCTGAAGCTAGTGAGGCGAGTGCTCCAGTTAATACTACCAGAAGTACACCACAACCAACAGTCATCCATTTGATTTTATTAATTTCTTCTACTCTTGATTCTATTTTTTCTACTCTTTCCATTACATTTTTATGATCTCTGGAATTATTTTCTTTGACATCTTCTATCATTTTCACAATTAAATCATCTGATTTATTACATTGTTCTATTTTTTCTTCATGAACAGCTAACATTTTTATCACATTAGAGTTTACTTCGCTGAGTTTTTCTATAGCATCATCTAACTTACGAACAACATTCGCAAAATCTGTTAGTTTTTGATCTAGAACTGCAATTTTTACTGCTTCTTCTGACATTTTGCGAATCTGACTATTTGATATCTATTCACAAAAATTATATCATCATTATTTATTCTTATAATAATCCCATAGATTTTAACCAAGCTTCATATTTCTTATTATATTGCTTTGATCTTTTATCAACCAAACCACCAATTGTTCTGCGGAACATTCCTAATTCAGTTTTTGGATCAAATCCAGCTGTTGGGTCTTCTGAACTTCCACTAAATCCACCACTTTGACCTGGTGCATTTGCAACCATATTCTCCCTAACAATTTGTATGACTTTATCTAATCTACTCATTTGAAATTTTCTCCAATTCTTTGGCGCAATATGGATCTATTGGTATATCATGTATATATCCTCTCGGATATTCTGGTAATCGATTCAAAAACACCACAAATGTTTTCATATAAGACCAAAGATCAGTGTCAATTTTAAAAAACAACATTGGTGTTGTTGCTTCACCAAATATATTATATAAAATTACAAAATGATTAATCAACAGGTGTGTTTTCAGGACACCTGTATTTTTATATCTTCTGAATAATCTTTTTATATATTTAAAATGATTTAGATCTCGATCAAAATCTTCTTTTGTTACTGCCTGAGGATTCTCATAATTTTTAATGGCAAATAAAAGAAAATTCTCCTCATTCAGTTCGGTAAATAACATAATTTATCATGAAACAGACATTGTTGCTATACCAGAAGTTGCGGTAACATCACCAGAAGTAATCACAACATTATATTCATAACCATCTTTACTTGCATCGGTATTTGCAATAGCCACACTAGTTCCGGTTTCTCCAGCAAGAATAGAACCTTCCTCATACCATTGATATGCTAGTGGAGCATAAGAAGGAACAACGGAAGCAGTTACACTGAATGTTGCAGTTTCGGTAGTACCAACACCAACGGAAGCAGGCTGAGAAGTAATCGTAATAGCAGCATCAACTAGAACTGTATCGTCATCGGCATCGCCAGCAGCAGAATAAGTTGGGAAAGTACCTCCATTGATACTTGACATAGCAACAAGAGTCTCAGTCTTAACTCTGAAGTTACCATCAGCATCAACATAAGTATGAATACCAACCCAACCAGCATGAAACCCACCATATTGAGTTGACAAGCCAGATGCGCCTGGCGCTAGAAGTCCAGTTTCGTAGATGTCAATACCATATACATTATGCTTTGGTACTGTTGTTGTTAATCCAACAACATTAGATGAATAGTTTGAATCCTCTAATGTATAAATTGGTTTTTCCGAAATAGAATAAGCAACGCCGGAAATTACCTGCCCAGTTAGATATTGTGTGGTTGCAATTGAAATTACTAAATCGGAAGTGATCCCAGAAATTATTGCGGAACCAAAAGTACCACCGGCTCCAATAGTAATCATATCACCAGTCGAAATTCCAGTAGCAGTAAATGATGTCCCGCTTCCAATTACTTGCTTTCCAGAATAATCAACTTCAATAGTTCCTACAGAATAAAGACTATCTGCTGTTCCCCAGAGTGCCATTCTCGTGTACCTTTACTAATTTTTTTATCTAAGAATATTTATGAAAAAAGAGATCTCATATTATTGAGATCTCTTTGTTTTCTATGTTAATTTTTATCAGCAGTCTTTGAGTAGTGCAGTTCTTACAGTGCCAGAAATTAAATCATCGATATCATTATCAGTGGTTTTTACATAACGCTCAAGTAATTCAACTACAAGACGCTTAGTATGACAAGAGTTCATTGCTGCAATGAGAAGTGGCTTTACGACTTCTACCAGTGACCCTAAAAAGTCCATGATGTCCTCCTTTGTGATTTTTGAATGTTATCCAAAAATATTTATGATTCTGTGATGCTTTGGCGATATAGTTCCACAAACTCTTTAAGTCTTAGTGTCAGTTGTCTTGTTTTAACTCTTTTAGTTTTTTGTTTCTTTTCCGGTTTTTTTAGTTTTATTTTTTTACTAGACTTAACCTTCATATCTTTTGGTGGCGGAAATCCAGGAATCCACTTTTGAATATATGTTTTTGATGTATTTTTAGGAGGTTCTGGTTTTTCTTCTTTCTTCGGTGAAATCGTGACATAAGATACACCGCCACCAGTTCTTTGAATTGGAGTTCTGTCTCTTCTTGTACTAACTCTTGCTCTTTCCGCTGATGTCAAGACATCTTTACCTCTTGGTCTTGGTCTAGAGCCAGCAAGATTGGCTTCATCTATTTTAGAGAAAAATTGATTAAATGTAATTGACATCTCAATTCTCTACTTTTTTTGGTAGACCTTTATGTGGAGTTTTTGCAAACTTACGAATTTCTTTTTCTGACATTCCATCTACGATATCAAGAACTTCTTTACTTACTTCAGATCTTGGAGTTTGTCCCCTCACGACAGAAAGAGCTAGACCAAAAAGTTTTTGTTGTTGTTGACTTTCTGATTTTTCTAGGAGAAATGCTTCAATTTCTTCTTTTACTCCAGTGGCAGTAGAACCGCGCATTAAGCCACGGATGAAAGTGCCAGCAGCAGCACCAGCAGCACCAGCAGCAGATGCACCTCTTCCCCTTGCTTTTTTGGCAGCTCCCGTAGCATGAATTGCAGCCATTCCAGTTCTACCAATATCAGACTTTGCTTTTCTTACTGCTGCGCCTACCATGTCTTTCAGCTTATCTTTGGTTTCTTGTGATGTTACAAAATCTCTAACTTGACCAGCTGCTCTCTCGAATCCTTTTGGCTCCGACTTCTGTTGTGGTTTTTCGGATTGTGTTTGAACTGCAGTTTTTACAGTATTGTTTCCTTTAGATGTCACAACTTTTTTTGCTGTGGTTGGTTTTTTCTTTGCTGCTTCTCTAGCATCAATTTCTCGTTTGATTTTTGCTATCTTTTCTTCTCTTTCTTCTGGTGTAGTTGGAACTCTTTTTGCTCTCCTGGCTTCGGTCAAAATAAAATCTTCAGAAATGTAAAAAACATATTCAATAAATTTATCGTACCCCAATTCTTCAATCACCATCTCAAGACCTTGTTCATTTAAGCCTTGCTCATAAAAATACTGAGAAGCAATATCAACAACTTCTTGGATATACTCTTCAGATAGTTCTACTTGCTCTCCAATATTCACATTGGGATTAATTTCGATCTTATTATCAATATTAGATCTCTCGATTATTTTATTCTCTTTGGTTTTTTTTATGTCTGATTCAACATCACCAATTCTTTCGTATAGATCTCCTCTCCAATCAGAAAAAGACTCTGCCATATTTGTTTCAACTCTTCTTAATATTCTTCTAGTTCCCATTCTATTCAATCTTCTTGCTACTTCCTGTCCCCTTTTGAATTCTTTGTGTCTTGGGTCATCTTTTGGTGTACTACTAATTGGATCACCACCCGCTGCAGCATACTTCAAACTTTTTTTCAATCTCTTAAGATTTTTTTTGAGGAACCTTTTTGCTCTCTTCATAACTGACAGTCGATTATTTCCTTCTTCTGATTCAACTAAAGCATATTTAATCGCTTCTTCAATATCTTCGATTTCATATCCTTCTTGTTGCAATTCATATTGCACTTCCTCAATTACATTTATAACCTGCTCTGATATCTTATTATTTTTTCTTCTTTTTGGTGGATTTCCATCTGGAATGCCACCTAGGTTTCTTTGTATAGCATTATGAACTGAACCTGCGTGTTCTTCTCCGCTTTCTATCTCACCATCTCCATCATAGTCTTTCGTTGCTTTCTTCTCTTCAATATATTGGAGATACTCATTTCTCTCTGAAATTACTTGACCAGAAACAGAGTTTAAATAAATCTGTTTCATTTCATTTAGACCTTCTACGATACGATCAGACATTGTTACAAACTCTAGGAAAAACTTATAAATTTATTTATTCTTTACGCTCTTTCTGTATTTCTTTATGAAATTTTCAATTTTATCAGTATCACTCATTCTCATAACATACTCTCTATGAGAATCAGTGCCAACTAACCTTTGATCGGCTGGAACTCCAGAAACTTCAGTCCACTCTGTCAAATCTTTAATCCAAGACTTAAACATAATACCATCTTCAGTAACACAAATTAAGTAATTTGTTCCACGACGAGTTACCTCACCGACTAAACCAGTATTCAAATTCTCAACTACATCACCAACTTTAAATATATTTTTTTGATAATATTGCTCTCTGAGTTGTTCATAGTCTAACTTTGGTGCATATTCCCAAACTTCTGTTACTTTTTCTTTTGGCGTCTTCTCGCCTAACATTACTCTCCGAACGGCAAAAAACATAGCCTGTGCATCTTTTTCTTTCATTCTTTTTGGGACACCAGTTTTAAACTGCTGATAATTATCATTAACCGCCGCTTTACGCAGTTTAGATGCTGACATTCCTGCTGCTCCTTCAGCATCTGGATCTCTATTACCAGCAGGAACTACATTAATCTCGTCAAATGAATATATTTGATCATTATATTGATTTGCCAATCTTTCGAATTCAGGAAGTCTTTCTGATCCTACTACAATATTAACCTTTTTATATCCGTCTTCGTTTGCTCCAACCAAAACATCAAATATAGTCTTCATTTTATTATCATTTACAATGTTTTCCTTATAATCTGGAAACATTTTTTTCATGTATTTTACTTTAGAAGCTGGATCTAATGGATTCTTTTTTGTATCTTGTGTTCTTGATGGGTATATTTTAAAATCTCCACCAGAAGAAATTTCTTTTGCTTTTTTGATTAGCTTTTCGTGTCCAATTGTTGGTGGGTTAAATCTACCAAACACAACAGTTAAAGGAATTTCTTTGTCGATTTCTGGGGGTTCTGGCTCTTGCTTTGGCGATTTTATGCCTAATCTTTCCTTTGGTGATGGCAATTTGTCAGTTTCTTTTTGTGCTGACTTTGGACCCTTTGGCCCTGGAGCTACTTTTTCTGGGGTGGGGCTTTTTTTGCGGATCATTTCCAGATCGCCACCGACTGTTTGTGCTACGACTCTCCCACTTCTATCTACCCAGTTTCCATGACCATCAGAAGTCAAGCCAAGACGATAAGCTTTTTCTGATGCCCTAGAGCCACGAAATTCTATTATAAATTGCGAAAACTTTTTCATTCTTGTTAGGAATTCCTCATTTATTTATTTTATCTATTTCCTCTTCTAAATGATCTGGGAGCATCTTCGACAGAGCGACTTCGACTCCACCTACCAACTTCAGGTCTTTCAGTTGTTCTGCTACTACCAGATCTTCTTTCTTTTCTAGTTGCATCAGACCTTACATTAATTGGATCTCTAGTAAAGTTTGCAGAAACTCTAGTAGTAGTGCCATCCGAATTTCTTCTAATTACAGTTGCTCCTCTTTCTACTGATCCTACCATTCTTGTAGCGGCAGCATCAGCTTGTCTTTGTTGTGTTGTTGGTCCAAGTCTAGGATCTCTCATCTCAGGTTTTTGGGGTCTGCTACCAGAGCCAGGAACTCTATTCTTTTTTGTTTTTCCTCTATTCAATTCTGCTCCGATATTTGCAGATGCTCTGACTTCTTTCGCCAATTCAGCAGCTTTTGCTCTCATCGCTGGGGGAACTGGCTTTCCTCTTTGCGTTAATTGCTGAATTTGTCTTCTCATGTCAGACAATTCTTTTGTTATATTCTCATTTAGAAGTTCATCATACCAATCATCACTTGCGGAATAAAGTATTTTTAGTGCTGATACGATATCATTAGCAAATCCATTTTCTACCAAATACTTTGCAATGAATAATTCCATTTATACTTATACAGCTTTCTTATTATTTATACTAAAAAACCTCCCGAAGGAGGTAAAATTCAAACAATAAGTTTTTCTAGTTCTTGATCTAGCTACATCATAAGAGATCTAAGTCTTGCGATTCTTTCGGGTTCATGTTCTTTACTGTAACCAAATGTAGAAGAATCGAGAGTTTGTAGAAAATCTAATGCTGTTGGTGTGTCGAGTTTTATGGTTAGGTTTTTATGCTTTGTCATTTTCGTGGTATTTACTAGGCCAAATTACAGTATAGTTAGTCGTTAAAGATTTTGCAAATTTTTCTTTCAGTTTGTCGATTTCGTAACTTTCTTTGATTGTAATTGTTTTGGCTTTCCATGGAGTAGCTTTTTGCTCTCCTCTTTCTAATACATCTTTTTCTGTGTAGTGAAATGGACCATGATATTCTAGAATTTCTATGATTCTGTCTTTATTCCCCCTGAAACCTTTTTCAAATACAACTAAGTCATAAAGAACCCATCTACCATCAACATGATATCCCCATTCATGTAGATTGTTTTCCGAGTCAGAAAATGCACATTGATCTAAATCATAATTTTTTTGTTTTATGTAGGTTCTCATGAAGTCTCGGCATTCATATGAACAATTTTTTGGCATGTAGGTTCCATTTTGAATTCTGGTTGCTACGGATTTTTGTGTGATTTCTGAAAGTTTCATTGCACACGAAACTCCGTATTTTTCTAGATTTGTTTGTATTATTTTTTGTCTTCCTATAGGAGATGTTAAAGCAGATTCGTATCCATAATTTTTCAAACAAGTTTCCATCTTCTTTTGGTGTATTTCTGGACATTGTGATGGATTTTCTACTCCATATCTTTCTATATTTGTTTGTTTTATTTTTGTTTTTATCTCTTCGTTTTTAAAGACACAGTTTGTCCCGTATTTTTCTAGATTTGTAATTTCTCGTTTTTGTGTTGAACATTTAACGCATCCACTATATCCCCTAGCGTGATCCTTAGGAAATTGGTGAAATTCACCGTGAAGTGGGCATATTATTTTGACCTTTGTTTGAGTATTAACATAATTGACTTGGGAGTAATCGTAGAATTCTCCTTTGTCATCTCTTTTTTCTTTGAAACGCTGGATAATTTCTTCCGTGGTCAGTTTTTTGATACTTGCCATTGTTATTCTTTTGTACGGCATTATTATTTAGTCGAATAATTTTTGGCAAAACAAAAGGTGCCTCATAAGAAGCACCCAATGCTGTCCGTAGAGTATTGCCGTACAAAAGGACAGAATTATTTATACATCTCCAGGGCGACGGTTTTCGGAACGATAAACACTAAAGGTACCTTCTGGATATCGGACGCTTAGTTTCTCATAATTAAGTTGCATGATATCTTCAAATGTCATATCCATTGCAATACAAAACTGTCCAATATAAAATGTCACATCTCCCAATTCTTTCTTGAGGTGAATGGTTGCGGATTCATCCAATTTTTTTCCTTGGAGGAGACATTTTTTAATAATTTCAACTGCTTCCCCGAGTTCAGCAGAAGCACCTAGAGCAAAGGTCAACAGATGAGTCAACTTAACTCCTTCACCATCAAGTTCACGAATTCGCTCAACTAGAGTATCAACATCAGAACTTGCTGGGCTAGTAGTTTGTTTGACAAATTCAATATATTTTTGACTATCAATTTTTTGATTGTTTTCCATTAGAAAGTAAAGCTCCTAAATTTTTGTTTTAAATCAGAATGATCTTCCTCATTATTATACTCTTCATCTTGTCCAGAGTCAAGTATATCTTTTTGGGCTGTTTGATCTACATCATAAAGACGCATTTTAGATCTATCAATACCAACAACGAATTTTTTATAGGTTGATTTGTCGCTGTATCGATTTTTTAATTGCTTAACTAAAATTTGATTTAATTGTTCTAATTCATCAGTGGAAATTAAAGCAAAAAGAAAATCCGCAGTTGCCGGAAGACCAAATGATTCAGAAGTATCAGTCAATTCTGGATCAGACGAAGAAAATCCAGATCTAGTTGTTTGAGTTGCCGAAAATATAGGAACATTAAATTCTACAGCAAGTCCTCTCAATTCTTCGGCAATAGATTTAACATAAGAGTAGGAGTTGACAGAAATATTTCCTTTATACCTACTAGATGCACATATATTCAAATAATCAATAAAAATTACATCTGGCTTGAATGATTTTTTAAGCTGCAGTTCATTCAAAAGAGCCTTAAAATGACCCGAATGTGCAGACGCAGTTGGATACTCTTTAATAATTAAAGAACCTTGAGTTTTCCTAAGAATAGTATTAATTTTATTTTCGAATACCGATTTAGGAAGGTCTTTAATATCTTTGATATTAATATTCATCTGATTTGCATCTATTCTTTCGGCTATTTTTTCTTCTGCCATTTCGAGAGTAATATATAACACATTTTTTCCCTGCAGTAAATATGATCCTGCTACATGGCACATAAACAAAGATTTCCCTACATTTGTCCCAGCAAGTGCAATATTAAGTGTCTTAGGAGAAAGTCCACCATTTGTAATTTTATTGAAATATTCTAAATCAAATTCAAGTTTACTTTCTGTTTTATTATAATACTCATATCTGTTTTCGTAGTCTTGTAGATAATCGTGGCCAACATGATTATCAAAACTAACTGCTAACGCATCAGAAAGAATAGAAGGAATAGAATCTCTATTTTTATTTTCATCATTCCCATCAGCGATTTGAATAGACTCCATAAGCGCAAGATAAATTGCACGGTCACGACACCATTTTTCAGTCGTATCAATTAACCACCGAAGCTCAACTGGCGAATCATCCAAAGAATTAATAATATCTAAAATTTCTTTATAAGAAGTTTCATTTAAGTCTGTTCTTTTTTCCATCTCAATGAACAATGCTTCTTTAGAAGCTAGCTTATTGTATTTTGAGACAAACGAACATATTTCAAAAAATATTATTTTTTGTGAATAATCTTGAAAATATTCTGGTTTTAAGTAAGGTAACACTTTTCTTGTATATTCATCATTAAATATTAAATTTCTAAGAATGGTAGTTTCAATTTTTTCCATCATTTATAGTGTAAGTATGTACTCATAATGTATTTTTCTTTGCTTATGGGAGCATTTCCTTTATGTGGAAACATCCATAAAGGAGGAAAGACAACCATTCTACCAGTTTTTGGTCTTATTTCAAAATCAGAAAAAACAGTTTCACCCCCCTCATCTACATCATTTAAGTACCATATAAAAGATAAAAATCTCCTAGAAGATTCATAATCGGTAACATCTACATGAGTATCAAACATGTCATTACCATCATTTGAATATTTTTTAATTCTAAATTGTTCAAATGCATGAGATTCTGGAAAACAACGAGAATCAACAAACTCATAATATTTTTTCTTATACTCAAATACCTTAGATATAAGAAAATTATGTGTATTTTTTACCTTATCAGATAGCTCAGAATTTTTAGTGAGATTAAACTGAGTAAAATTTGGAATTTTATTTTGTTCGACTCGTTCTTGCTCTTCTGTATTTGATTCGAATAATTCAATCAAAAATTCACATGTCGATGAGTCTAATACATTATCATACACATGAATAAAATTATTTAATTTAATTACCATAGCTAAATTGTTTTCTTGCGATTTCATCAAGTTTTTGCATTACCTCATCGGTGAAGTATTCTTTTGGGTTTGCGAGTATTTGTTTCCCATAAATTTTCTTACCATCAATTTCATATCTACCAGCTTTATTTTCCCACAGTCCACCAATTTGACCAAGTTCTAAAAGACCATAATAACGGTCAAGTCCACGCTCATCATAATACAAACGAATTAAAACCTCTTGATTTTCTTTACTCAGACGAGACTTAAATGTTTTAGCTTTTATGATATTTCCAATGATTTCTGTGCCATCTTTTTCCTTGGATTTTGACAATTCAATAATAGTCGATGCGGAATACTTAATTCCCGATCCTCCACTTTGAGAAGTTGGGGGACCATATCCACCGACATTTGCATAAATGTGATTTGTAACTATCATTGGAATTTCTGCTTGGCCAAGCTTAAGAGTAAGCATCCTAAACGCTCCCTTAATTAATGCAGCTTTCGTCATGTCTTTTTTATCGTTGTCCTCAAGTGCATCTTTGATCTCTTTATTGGTGGAAAGCATTCCAAGGCTATCTAAAACAAAGAAGCAGGGCTTTCGTTCTTCTTTTGGTTTTTTTAGATATAGATCTACAGCTTTTAACGCCTTTGTCCGAAACTCTTCCACGGTTACAACATTAATGACCACTATCCTAGAAACATCAAGTCCTCTACTTTCAAGTAGAGATTTAGTAATTGCAGCTTCTGTATCAAAATATAAGCAGTAGCCATCTGGATTTTCATCTAGAAAATTTTTAATTACAGCTAATGCAAAGAAAGTTTTTCCGGTTGAGCTTTCCCCAGAAATTGCAGTAATTTTATTTCCAGAGACTCCACCAAAAATAGAGCCACTAACAAGAGCATTAAAAATATAAGAACCAGTATCTATAAATGTTTCTGATTCATTAATTTCAGATGCAAGTTGTGTATATTCGCCGCCAATTTCTTTGACGATATCTTTTAAAAAATCCATAATTTTACCTTAGATGACCCCACTATAACATCAAACAAAGAAAGAATCAAGCGTAATTTTCTTTTCTGTTTCCCAACCAATAATATCTAAAATTGCCTTCAGTGGCTTTAAAAAAGTTTTATCAAATTGTGTCTCATAATCAATATACTTATCTAGTTTGAATTCGGATGGAAGTGTTTGTATAAATGCAATAACATTTTCTTGTATTGGATTTGGCATTTTTAGATAACAAAATTTTATTTTTTCTCCATTTTTAATCATAGAATACTTTTTTTGTAATTTATGAGTTTTTATATAATGATTATAAAGTATAGATCCCCTCACATGAATTGGAGTTCCTTTAGTATACATTGTTAAATTTGATTTGAATTTAGTCAACTCATTTACTGATTTAGTAAAAGATACTTCTTCTGCACTCAGAGAGAAAAACTCAATTTTAGTTTTTTCAATATAACTAATAAGTTCTTCTTCAGTAGAAGACATGATTAATTGTATGGCCTTTTTAATTTTATCTCTACAAAATGAAGGAGTGGAAGATCTAATCGCCTCAATTCCAGTCATAGATAACTCTGGTTTAGAATAGCGAACTCCCTCATTATCCCATACATTTGCAATGTACCTTTTTTTAGCAATAAACACAGCTCGATCTGTAATTTTTTCGCGCTTCATATGTAGTTTATGTGCATAAGCATTCAAATATTCAGCTAACTCTCGATAAGACTGATCTACATAATCTTGAATACTAGTCGAAAAAATTTTATCTAAGAAATCTATAATTTGTAATTTAGAAGGTGTTTTATTCTTATAAACTAAACTTACCAATGGTTTCAAATTTAAGAATGCAGAATCAGTATCACAATAAACTACATAATCAACATCTTGTGTTTTCAATATTTTATTAAAATATTCATTAAACTTTTTTTCTATCCAACGAATTGCTAATTGTCCGGTATATGTTACCGCTTCTGCATTTCTCAAATCATAAAACCTAAAATATGGATTTCCGGTGGCCCCATAACAAGAATTCAAACAAACTTTAATTGATTGCTCTTTTACGCTATACATAGAAATCATTTTTTTTAATTTCTTGTCTTGCGTTTTTTCATATTCTTTTTTAAGTTCCTTCATCTTATCTTTATATAATTTCCTCTTCTGGAACATTTTTTCTAGAAGCTCCGGAAGAAATCCCATTTTATCTTTTCTATACATGGAACCATTTGGAGTAACAGAATATTCTAGATTTTCTGGAAACTCTATTGATTTATTCAAGATAGATTCCACTGACACACTTGAAAATCTTTCATCCACTAGTGTGTCTGGACTTATATTCATTCCCATCATAATATGTGGATATAGAGAGGTTAAATCCATACTCACGACATAATCATATGATCCAGGGACTGGTTCTTTCACAAAAGCACCAGCAAATTTACTTGACTTTTCTTTTACTCCTGTCTTTAGTGGAATTACAATATTTTTTTCCCGAAGGTAATTATAGATGATAGTATCCCACATCCTAACTTGATAAAAAACATCTTCAAAATTAGTTTTAGAGTCGTAGGCAAGCATAATTGCCAATTCTACCATGTGAAGTTTGTCTTCTAATTTATTGACTAGTTCTGTGTCTATAACATTATACTCAACAAAAGTTTCCCAATCATTACTATAAAAATCTTTGAATGTTTCATATTGGCTATGATCTAATTTGTTTTGGCCAAGTTCATTATACGCAATTGTGTCTAATCTGAAATTTTCTGGTTTTTTGAATGAATATTTTTTGTATAAATCTAAATAATCTACAATAGATACTCCAAAAATATCATAAATTGTTTGCTTTTCTCCAATACGAACTTCCACATCTCTATTTGAAATCCAATTGTATGGAGATAATTTTTTTGTTTCTTTTTCTCCTATGACTCTATTCATTCTGCCAATAATATAAGGAAAGTCATAATACATACAATTATGAGTTTTTACTCCATTAGAAATAAAATAATGAGTATCAGTTCCAATATCCATCATCTCAGAAATTTCAGATTCATCAAAAGAAACTACCCTAACCAAATAGCCACCATCTATTTTCCTAAACCGCTTAAGTGAGGCAAGCTCCGAAGAATCTCTGGAAACAGATTTTATTTCATCAATTTTCTCCCACCGTTTGACTTTAAGCAAATTAAACTTATTCAAATCAATATCAATGAAACGAATAGTATTTTTAGATTTGTGAATTGAACTAAATATCCCATTCCAAAGAGAAAGTTCATATATTTTTTCTAGATCATCATTATAATTACAAAAAGAAATAGACTTACCATCAGTTGTTCCATCCCCATCCAATAATCCAGATAAAAACATGTAGAATTGCTTTTCGGAAAAAGTAGAAATAAGTTCTAAATTTATTTCTTTTTTATTTTTTTCATTGTATATTGGATCTACATTTCCTATAATTTTATGTGGAATATGTACATGAAAGCATCCACTGTATGGCCCAACTAATTTATTGTTAATTGAATATTGTTCTTTAAGAACAGATAAAAAATCACAATCGGATTGATAAAATGTAAATCCATTTGTTAGTTTATTTTTATTTTTCATCGATCCATCTGTATAGATTAAGCCCAACAAATAACATTGATCATAAGTATAATTTGGATTATCCAGATTTGAATTTTTTCTAGTTGGGACATATAAAAATTTTTCTTCTTCGCTTTCCATTGCCTCCTTAACTGACATGTCAGAACAGCGTGTATTTGTTTTTCGGGAATTTACATCTAAATTTGTATACTTATTTTTATCACATAGTACATATGGGAAAATGTGATCATATGAAGATTTTATGGTTGCGCCATTAGACAATTTTTGGACAACGGAAGTTTTATTGCTCTTCGGAAATAATTCTGTAACAGTACTATCATATAATTTTTGATTCACTTTAACATTCTTTAATTTAACTATTTTATCGTAAGTCCAAATATTTGAGTCTAATGGAATGCAGTTCCATCCAGTAATAATTTCTGGAGTATTATTTTGCCAAAAATTCAAAAATGAATAAATCAACGCTGTTTCATCTTTGCAATAAAAATAATTATGATTTTTTATTTTTTTCTTTAGTGGTTTAGTTCCCCAGGTATAAATTTCTTTTGATGTGTAATCTTGTATCGTAATTAGTAAAATTTCTTCATCGCAATTTTTGGGATCCGGAAATCCGTTCTCAGAAGAAACTTCAATATCAATTGCCCAAATTGACATTTTTGAAATATCATAATCAATATGCTCTTCAGGATAGTTATCCGAAATATACTGATATACGGCAGATTCATTACCGTAAATATCAAAACCCTCTACATCTTTATATTTTTCGATATATTGTTTTGACTCTTTTATAGAACCTGGCTGTATTGGTTTTACATACTTTCCATCTAATGTTTTATACTTGGTTTTTATATTTGATGTAACATAAAATGTTGGATTGTATTCAATTGTATGAGAAATTTTTTTCTCTCCGTCATGTCCACGAACATATATTTTATTTCCAAGTTGTTTGACATTAGTGTACCAGCGCATTATTTTTTAATTAGTGATTTGTATTTTTTGAGAATAATAGGTTTTGGATATTCAATTACTGTTAATATCTTATCTGAACTAATCAAGAATATTTGCTGATCTGCTACATCAAATAACCATTGCTCTAGAGTTATTGAATTTGTCAAATCACCATAACAAATTAAATAAGGATTCAGCAATTTACAGTCCGGCTCTCCGATATCAGCAACTACTTCTTCTACTTTTGATATTAGTTTCTGTCCGTTTTCTAGAATCAAAATTCTTATTGGATCGTTAACTTCGATTGTAGTATCTTCCATAGGTACTTCTTTTGTTTTTTAAATTATAGCATAAAAAAGAGGGAGAGTCAACTGGCTTTTACCAGTTCTCTCTCCCAACGCCGACGATATTTAATAAGTGAAACTACTTAAAACCAAACTTTTTTCTTTTGGTGTTCTGGAATTACTTTTTCGAATTGAACGCAAAGAAGTCCATCTTCAAATGTTACTGTTTTTACTTCAACATCATCAGATATTGTCCAAGATCTAGTAAATGCTCTTTGTGCTAAACCTTGATGGACATATTCTTTACCAGAATCTACTTCTTTTTCTCCCTCGACAAATAACTTGTTATTTTCTGTATATACAGTAATCTGATTCTTATTGAATCCAGCTAGAGCGACTTCTAATCTAAATTTTACATTACTTTCTCTAATTACATTATATGGAGGATAGTTTGATTCTGTTTGATGTAATACAGAAAATCTATGAATCCACTCATCCATACCAATTGAATACTTCTCTAGATCATTTAAAAATTTTTCTATATTCCCAGTGTTGTATCTTACTAATGTGTTCATTTTTATTCTCCTTTAAAAGCGAGGTTAAATATCAGACCCGAAGCATCTGATACATTTATATATATCAAAAATCATAAAAAATGGGAAGTTCGGAACTCCCCACATAATTATTCGGTTTCTGTCACTCTTTTTTTGGATCCTATCGAATACTTTGCTTCAAGAATCCACTCATCTTTTTCTTTGTATGGCAAAACTTTAATTTGATTTAACGGAGCAATATCAGTTATTATACTTGGATCAACAACAGTAACCAAACCCCAATCTGAAAGAAGTTTAATTATTCTATTACGACGCTGAACATCATTTACAGTTAAATTTGCATATTTTCCATCAAGAGCAAAAAGCTCTTTAAAACTAACAAGATAATATTTACCTTGTTTGTGTAGAATATGAACTGATTGATATAACTTTTTTTCTTTCCTAGAAGCTACACCAATTCTTGTTAGTGTTTCTCTTACCTTCAAAAAATCATCAGGTTCAGATAAAGTTATCTCAACCATCATTTCAGGATTCCATTTTACCTGGGGTTCATTAATAGTAGTCATTTTGTTCCACCAATATCAAGTCTAGATTTAATGTAATTAATTTGATCGTTAGATAGTATATTCAAAACCTGCGATGCTTTTTCATCGTTGTATCCATAATATTGTTTAATATACTTTAAATTTAGTATTTTTTCTTTTGTGATCCAAGAAGAAAATCTCTTCTTTTTTCTCAAACTATTTAGATAAAATAAATATTGCATATCTTTACTAAGATTACAATTCACATTCATTTCATTAGCAAACAGAATTGTATCAATGTGAGCAGAAAGACACTTATTTACAATATATGGAGAATAAGACTTTATTGCATCTGGATCACCTTCAATCAAATTTTCTTTAGTAAAATTCAAAGAATTCATCCAGTCCTTTAATTCATAATTCATTTCCATTCAACTTCACACATAATTTCAGTAAGACAAGCAAGAATATTTATTTCGTTATCAGCAACAAAAGCACTTCTATATTGATACTTAGAAATAATCAGAATAGCAGCTGGAATAGTAGATTCAACAGCTATGTCATATAAAGTATCATATATTTTACGAAGAATAACATTTGAATCATTATCCATATTTTGGATTACCCATTTACGAACTTCAGTAAAGTTTTTATTTTTCATGAATTCAACTAGATTTGAAATTTTTATGTCTGCAACATTTGCTAATATTCCAGAATCTATTTTCCCCCCAGAAGAATAACGCTGAATTTCATTTAGTGTTCGTCTAAAATCTGGAAAATATTTATTAATCAGGCCAACGATTGCTTTAGTATCATATTCAATTTTTTCTTTTGTTAAGATCTCATTGATCCTTTTCATAAACTCGGCAGCAAGCTTTGGTTTTTCTTTTGCTGGAATAGAGAAATCAATAACTGCTGCACGAGAATGTAGTGGTGGAATAATTTTATTTTTATAATTGCAGGTAAATACAAATGTACAATTACTCTGGAGTTCCTCGATCGATGCCCTAAGAGCAAGTTGAGCGTCATTAGTCAAGTTATCTGCTTCATCAATCAGCAGAATTTTTTTTCCAGTATTAGACAAAGATAAAGTAGAAGCATAATTTCTAACTTTATTTCGTATAACATCAATAGATCTTTCATCTGATCCATTAATAATCATAAAATCACGGTCTAATTCATTTGCCAATGCCTTGATGGTTGATGTCTTTCCTATTCCTGGCGGACCAGAAAGAATCATATTAGGTATTTTTCCGGAACTACATACATCAATAAAAAAGTCCTTAATGGACTGAGGAAGAATACATTGCTCTACTTTTTGAGGAGCATAATTTTCAACAAAAATAAAATCACTGTTCATAATTCACAAATAAAAATTTTAATCAAAAGAATTTATACCCAAAAATATCAAATATAAAAAGTAGAATCTGGCTCAAGGGCAATATGATATCTAAGTTTTCTAGATTTACTATCAAATCTAGAAAGAAGCTTTGTAGAGATTTTCACATCATATGGTCCGGGGACTATTTTGATATTTTCTACTTTAAAATTCATTGTAAATTCTTTATCTGTTTCTCCAACAATAATAGAAAATTCATTAGAAGTATCATTCTTTTTATCACGAACAACCATACTAATTGTCCCATTTTCTCCAACTGCTGCTAAATCTGGTAGCTGATATACATTAGCAGCTTTTAGTAATTTCTCTAGTTGGGAATGCTCTAAATAAAATTCAACATAATCATCGGGTAATGCAATTTCTTTTTCTGGTGGAGAGACAATTACGGAAGGGTCAGCAAAAAAGTATTTTACCTTTCTTTTACCTTCACGAATTGTCAAATAGGAATCATTAGAAAAATCAAGCTCAGGATTATCATGTAAACTAATCCCATTCAAAAATTGATTCAAATCATAAATCGCAAAATCTTTTGGGAAATCCTCTTCTACTGTAGCTTCAGCAAGAACATTTTTCATCACCGACATAGTTTTAAGAACATTTCCTTGTCTAACAAAAATAGACTGGTTAATTGCAGAAAAATTTTTCAGGATAACAATAGTATTATTAGAGAGATTCATTTGGTTTCAATTAGATTAAGATGATTAATTAAAAGGATAGTATAATGAAGAACTTTGAAAAGATCTGCACGAGGAGTTCCCTTGCTATCATAGCGATCAATGTATTTAGTTACATTTCCAGCACAAAAACCTTCTCGACGATTATACTTGATTTTATCTAATGTTTGTTGCTTTACCCCATTAGATTCGTCAACATAATGTTGACTGTATGTACTAGAAATATATTCTTTTAATTCCTTGAGAATTTTGTCCTCATTATACTTCCAAAACCCATTTTGATGAGACAATTCATCAATATACTTTGAAAATTTCTCTTCTCCATTTTGATTTTTATTCATATTAGACAAGATTAAATTCGATTCGTCTTCTGGACTAAACATAATAATAGATTAAAATAATATAATATCAAACTTCATTAGATTTGTCAATAGTTTCTTCTTCTTTAATAAAATCCTCGTCGATTTTATCGTATAGCTCAATAAAAGAAGATTTAGTATCATCGTCAAACCTAGCAATTGATAATTTGATAGCTTTTGATTTATTTTTGAAAATAGAATAAGCTTTGAGAAGATGTACTAATCGACGAGTAGAAATCAATTCATCAATCCCACCATCATAGAATGTCTTACGAATCGTATCACTCCAACTTACTAGTTTTTTAATAAACTCTTCTTCTCCTTCTAGTTGAATTGATTTTGCGAGTTTAGTGAGGATCTTAATTTCAATAGAATTTGGTGGATAATTTTGTTCAAATGTAACACTAAACCGTTCTAAGAAGGCTTCATTGAGAACATTAGTTCCAATAAACCTACCATCGTCAGAACCTTTACCTTTTGTATTTGCAGTGGCAATTACATTAAAACCTGGTTTTGGGTGAATAACCTTACCAATTTTTTTCAGAAATAATGGCTTCCCTTCCAAAACAGATTGCAAAACCATAATCTTATTTGATGCAAGGTCACATTCATCTAAAAGAAGAATCGCTCCCCTTTCCATTGCCTCAACTACTGGACCATTATGCCACACTGTATCGCCATTTTGAAGTCGAAACCCTCCGATTAAATCATCAGAATCAGTCTCAACAGTAACATTAAATCGAATCAATTCCCTTTTTAGATGTGCACAAGCCTGTTCGACACACATGGTTTTTCCATTACCAGAAAGACCAGTAATAAAAACTGGATAAAAAAGATTAGATGAAATAATCTTTTTGATATCAGAAAAACACCCAAAAGAAACAAATCCAGGATCTTTTTCTGGAACTAAGTTTTTTTCAATAGCTGGAGTAACTGAAGGTGAATTATAAGATTTTTCAATAGAATCCACTACCTCAGAAGTAATCTCAAGATTCCATTTCCCATGACCTACCTTATAAGAATCTAGGCGGCGAGTAATAGTTGGATATGAAATATTCTTCATTGCAGAATAAGCACGAACATCAGCAGATGTAATTTTCGCACCAAACATATCAAGAAGGTCGGAAATGATTTCTTTTTCTGTCATTTTTTTGTACATGATCTAAGTGTTGAACATTTTTATTATAACTGACCCAACCAAAAATTTAATAGTGATTGTGCCACTTATAAAATTGACCTAAGCTACGAGATCAATAAACTGAGAAAGAATTTTTTTGTTCATTTTTTTAGTTTGAAGAGACTTTTTAAATGCATTACGAATATCTGTAATAGACGCTGATTCGCCAACTTCAAATTCATTGAGTTGATTTAGAGAGCGAGAATATATCCCAAAATAAGAATCATATCCACTACAATTAATCACACAAGACTTATTCTTCTTCCACTCTGACATAATTTTATCATAAGAACTTAGTTCATTATTATTATCCAAATGACCACGAACAAAAGCACCTATCTCGTTATTCTGGAGAAGACGAATTCCAATAAAATTTACAAATGGATATACATCTTTGAGATGCTTAAGTAAAACATCAGTAAACTTATGGGTGGAATAATATGAATAACTTGGAAACCTATATGTAGTTCTCATTTTTTTATCTCGCAAAAAACAATTATCACCAATAGAAGCTGCATAATTATCCTGAAGCCTAGCCAAAGAACTTGCTTCACCATCAGTTAAAACAACGCATTGAACTTTCTGTACTTTTTTTTCTTTTTTAAATTTTGGAATAATCTCATGCAAAGCAATTAATGACTCATTTAATGGTGTCCCAGAAAGTGATAATTTAGAAGGATAATCATATTCACTGAAAGGAACTGAATGATAATAAGCCAATCTATACAAATTTTTCATGTGTGTATCTAAAGTTGATGAATTAACTTTACTAGAAATTACATTCAACAAATTAAAATTTCCATGAATAATCATAGAATTTTCAATATTCTTAGAATGTTTGCCGTAAGCACAAGAAAAACTATTTGTAAATGCATATACATCAAATGGAATTGAAACTTTTTTACAAAACCAGATTAAATTAAATAATTGACGGCATGTATCTAAAATCACATCGGCCATAGAACCAGACCAATCGAGAATAAAAATTAGTCCATGATTTTTCCCCTCAGCAACAGTAACTACTTTCTTAAAAATATCATCATTAAATTTATATGAATGCAGAGAATTACAATCCAATATTCCAGTTTTAGATTCTGATGACCTAGAATAAGAATCTGCTGCTTTTTTACATTCGAATTCTTTAACTAGATAATTAACTTCTTTTTTTGCTGCATTTTTGAATGAATTATAACTATAATCTACTGCATGAAAACAAGACTCTGAGTGATTATTTTGCCAATAAGTTTCACATAATTTATGAATTTTTTTGCAATCAACAATAATTTTATCTATGTCAATTTCTGGAATACTGATATAATTGATATCTTTTGTAGTCGAAGAAGATAATGTATTGACTGCCTTCTCAAATGATGAAACAGTTTTCACATAATCTCCATTTGAAGTTGGGTCATATTCTCTATTACTTTTATTTGTTTTTTCTTTTTCTGGTTTTCCTTCTAGATCATTATCATCGCCACCAGCACTATCGCCATTTTGTTTTTTTTCTCCAGTTGGATCAAATTCTTCGGAATTTGATCCATTGACATTATTTTCTCCACTTTGACTTTTTTCATTATTTTCCTGACTGTCATCTACAGAAAATTGAAAATCAGTTTCTTTCTGGTGTTCCTGTTTGCAGTACTCATAAAGTTTTTCCGCACAACGAATAGAATCTTCAAATGTCTCCGCATCTTCAATTTCACTCAAAATATTTTTTTCTTCTTCGGTAAAAATAATATTAATAAAATTACCAATCTTAAAATATAAATTAACCCTATCTGCTAGGTTATATTTGTTGTGATCTTTGCCATTGATTTCAAAAAAATCTTTTTCGTGTAATTCTTTATATCCACCAAAAAATGTTTTTTTCAGTCCGGAATATTTTTTCTTCATCAATTTTTCAATTCTGACATCTTCAGTAACATTAAGAAATTGCATAGGGACATCAGTAAGTTCTTTCCAATCTACATTAGGTGTGTATATTGCATGTGCGCTTTCGTGACTCAAAAGCATTTGATACACTAGATCTGATGCATTTTCCCAAATTGGAAGTACAAGAGTTCTAGTCTCCACATTGAACGATGCAGTCTCCACATTCGAATGTTCAATATTTAAGTTTTCGGTAGACAGAAGACGAGCCAGATTACCATGAATCTCATGATTATGTTTCATAAAAAAAAATGCAATTTTTTAAATTATACACAAAAAAACCACCATCTGGTGGTTTCTAGGACAGTTCTTTTTTTGTCACACTTTATTGAGTATTGAAAAATTTCCTCTTTTTTGAAACTCCATAATATTATCAAATTTGTCTTTGACTCCATCTTTATGAGATATTACAAAAATATTAAAATCTTTAACGACATACCTAATTATCTTCAAAAAATCATCTATACCAGAAGAATCCAAAGAAGAATCAAAAATTTCATCTAATATCAACAAATTAACATTTGCTGAATTTTTAATTTTAGCTAATTCTCTCCAAGCAAATAAAAGGGCTAAATTAATTCTTTGTTTTTGTCCTTCAGAAAAACTACCATAACTAAAATCTTCATAAACTGGAGTTTTAATATTTTCACCAAATTCTTCATCTAAATTAAAATTAATATAAAAGTCCATCATTTGAAGATATTTGTTTACATTTTGATTAATTAGTGGAAGATATTTTCTAATAATTTTAGACTTTACTCCATTATCTTTTAAAATAGAATGTATATACTCATAATATTCTATTTTTTCTTTTTTATCTATATACTCATTTTTAATATTAAGCAACTCACTTTCTAGTAATTTAAGTTTATTATGTTCAACATTTTTGTTTTCTATTTTTTCTTTAATTTTTTCAATTTCAGATGTAAATTCTTTAATTTGAGTTTTTGATTGCTTGATTCTTAAATTATTATTAGATATCTTATGATTGATGTTAAGAATTTCTTTCGAAATTTTTGCGAATTTTTGTTCTCTTTCTTCTTCCTCTAAAATTGCGTCTTTTAATTTTTCATATGCATTTTCTAGCTCATTGATCGTTGATTCAAACTGAACTGTTTTTTCTTCTTTGAGTTCAGCAGTGATTGCTTGTGTGCAAGTTGGACAAATTGAATTTTTATCGAAAAAATTTTTATCGGTTTTTGCTGTAGATATTTTCTGTGAAATTTTTCCCTCTAGTGACCCCAATTTCTTGAGTTTTTTTGGACTATCTCTAAGTTCGGTTAAAATAGAATTTAAATTTTCTGACTTTTCTAATAATAACATATTCTCATTTTCAGCTTCTACCGAAAATTCACCGATTTTAATAATCTTTTCATTTCTCTCTTGAATTTGAGTTTTCCCTTCTTTTTCGATCTCTTCGATAAAGTTAGATTGCATTTTTACTTTATCAAAAAGAGATTCTTTTTTTATCTCAAGAAGTTTAATGTCATCTTTAATAGATTTAATTTTATCTTTTACGACAACATTCATTGAAGAAAAGATTTTAATATCAAGTAAATCTTCAATCACTTCTCTTCGACTTGCTGGCGTCAACTGCATAAAAGGAATAAAATTACTATTACCCAAAACAACGACTTGAGTAAAAGATTTATAATTCATTTTTAAGACATTTTGTTCGAACCAGCGTTGCTGATCAATCACTGAAGAACTTTGATCTAATAACTCTCCGTTTTTGTAAATTTCAAATATTGCTGGCTTTTGTCCTCTTCTTACTTTCCATTCCGTAGTTCCAATTATAAATTCAATTTCTACCAAGCATTCTTTTTCATTTACTGAATTGATTAGTTGTGGTTTATTTACAGGTCTATATGCTTTGTTAAACAGAGAATAAGTAATAGCATCCATAAATGTACTCTTTCCACTACCATTGAGACCAATTACACAAGTATTATGATGGTCATTTAAATTTATTTCAGTAAAAGAATTACCAAAAGACAAAAAATTCTTAAATCTTACTTTCTTAAAAATTATCATATATTTTTGGTGGAATTACAATATCATTTGGTGTTATAATTGTATAAAGATTTCCAGTAACCTCACAAGTTTTTATGAGCATTTCATCATCATATTCTATAATATGAGTTTCTGGCATACCATCTTCTTCTAACATCATAGCATATCTTACAGCATCATCTTCTTCTTGAAAGAAGAAAATTACTTTATTTCCTTCCGAATTAAATACGGAATACGCTCCTTCATCTTCTCTCCCATCTATCGTTATTAAAAACATTACACTAACTCGCAAGCTTCTGTATATGTTTCTCTTAAAATATTTTTTAATACTCCTTTGTTTAGAGTTACTTCACTTTCGTCTACGAATTTTTGTAGCAAAGAAAATGTATTTTCTCCCTCTAGATCAGCATCAACTTCTTGTTCTTCAAAAAGAGAATAATTTTCAATAATTTTCAATTCAAAAATATTTGCCTGATATAATTTATCTATAAAAGTTTCAAATTGTTTTACATTTGATTTTTTTCTTACTATAAGTCTTACAATTTTATTTTCAAGCTCAGATAAATTTATAATTTGATCTGGAGTATCATCATAATATAAATTATAATGCATTTTGTATGGGTTGTCAATGTAAGTATGTTCTAGTGTTTTAGTATCAAAGATTACAAATCCTCTTGTTTCATTTACATCATTAAAATAAATTTCATATGGATTTCCAATGTAGTATATTTTTTTATTATCAGATCTATTATGAAAATGACCAGAAAAAACTTTCGTGAATTTATTGAATGGATTTGGATCCATTCCATCTTCCATTATATGTCCCTTATGGGCCTCAAATCCATTCAGCTCTAAATGCCCCATGACAACTTTAGAATTTGTTGATCTTAGTAGGTCATGCGTCTTCTTTTCATTTTCTTGGTTTATCCAAGGAACAAAAAGCAAATTTAATCCATCAATATTAAGTTCAATAGGATCTGAGTATACTTTAATATTAGAATATTGTTTTAACAACAAATCTGGGGAATTAATTCTATTTGTTGATTTAAAATAAACATCATGATTTCCGTTAATCAAGTGTACATTATATTTTGACAATGGGTCTAATACAACTCTTTTTGTCCACTCTAAACCATAAAAGTCTATTGATTTTCTATTATCAAATGCATCTCCCATATGTATTACAGTATCAATCTGAAGTTCCTCAAGCTTGGGAAAGAATATATTTTTATAAAAGAGTTCAAAGTAATCTTGAAATAACTTTGATGATTTGCGGCAAGACCAGTGTGTGTCAGTAATGACGGCTATTTTCATTTTTAATTAATATCTAAGTTTTTGTTGAATATTATCTTTTATAGAATTATAGTCAGAATAATTTTTATCTCCAATTGTATTGTCATCAACAAATACTTCATCAAATCCAGATCTCTCTAGAATTTTTCCTTTAATTTCTAGTTGTCTTTTTTCTTTTTGTATTCTTCTCAAAAATGCATAATGAATTACTTGAGTAAAATAAGCAAATGGATTTGAAGATTTTTCCGGATCAAAATTTAAAATATATTGAACACAATTTTCTATCCCATCAGAAATCATATCTTCTTTAAAAATATAATTTACAAAATTGGGTTTAAATGAAAGATGTGTTGCTATTTTTAAAAAGCAATCCCCGATATAATTTGGAATTACTGGCTGGGGCAAATCTTTTTCTTTTGCGAGTTTAACTAAGTATCGATACTCAATCAATGCAGCCAAAAATTCTTTGTTATTGACATAGTGTATACTACGCTTCCTTTTTTTCATGACAGCTGTTGTGATCATAATCTTTTACAATAATATATATGTTTAGATTATAACATACAGACTTTGAATATGGCAACAGCATAGAAAGGGTTGACAAGGCTATAAAATATGAGTATAATTAGCTTTGTCAGCGTTGAAGATCATTCTAGTACTTAATAATATTATATACTATTAATAAACTTTAATGATCTGAATACAAAAACAAAAATATTAATGCTCCTTAAATAATTTTTCTAATGTCTCTATTGCTTCTCTTATATTTGAAATATATCCCATATCTTTAGTAAGTTCAAAATGATTAATACCTAATTGCATATCATCTTTATTTTTTTGTTTAACAAATCTTTCATATATTAATATCATTTCTTCATCATTAGTTTCAGTTATTGTAATTATACTTTCAAATTTAATTACAAAGACATCATCTTTAGTTGTTTTCATCCATGGTTCTACTTTATATGCATATCCATGTCTTGTTTTTACTTCATTAATTATTACTGGGTCTAATAATAAAACACAAAGATTTCCATTTTCCTCAGATGGAGATATCTTTGCAAATATTTCTTCTCCACTTATTAATTTTATACTAGCATAAAAATCTTCTTCCATCATTTATTTAAATTTATTGGTATGATTTCATAATCAAACTCTTCTTCACTATAAAGTTTTATCCTTTCTATAAAATGATTTAATGTATAATTTTTTCTATTGTTATAAGTACAATCATCTGAAATGTCATACAAGACTGCTCTATCTTTATTTTTTCCTTTTCTCAATACTCTTCCTATACTTTGCAAATTTCTAATTCTAGATTTACTTGGAGATGCAAAAATTACATTGTGTAAATTTCTAATTGATATTCCAGTACTGAAAACTCCATAACTTGCTACTATAATTGCATTAGATTCTTTTTCTGTAATTTCTCTTATCTTTTCCCTTTCATCAACATTAACTCCACCATAAACAAAGAATATTTTTCTATTTTTTTCACTATGATTATTTATTAATTCATATAAAGGTCTTCCATGTGACTCTACTCTAGAAAATAATAGTAAAGTATTTCCTTTTAAATCCAATGCAAGATTTTTTATAAAATTATTTCTTTTTTGGTTTCCTATTATAAACTGAATTTCTTCTTCATATTCATCGAATTGTTGAGGTGGATGTTTAAGCAATAAACAATGAATATTCAATTGAGATGCTCTACCTTTATCAATCATCTCTTTTGTATTAATTGTTTTGTAAGTTGGGCCAAATAGTCCAGAAATTACCCATTCATGCGTTTGAGAATCTTTTCCTCCATTTGATAGTGTTCCAGTAAAGCCAAATCTATACTTTGCATGGTGGCACTTTTTCATAATGTCTATTAAAGACTTTGATTTTGCTTGATGACTTTCATCTACTATTACGCAATCAAAATCCTCAAAAAATGATTTTTCCATTTTAAATATAGATTGCCAAGTCGATAAAGTAACTGGAAAGTTTGTATTTTTTTCTCTCCCAGAATAAATCATATGACAATATTTTTCTGGATCCCACCCATATTCAAAAAAATCTTTGTGCATTTGATGAATTAATGAAGTTGTGGGAAAAATTATTAGAGTCTTTAAATTTTTATTTGTGTAGTATCTTACTAATGAATATATTATTAAAGATTTTCCAGATGCAGTAGGTGAAATTATAGTTTTTCTATTATATCTTAAGCATTCATAAACAGCATCTATTTGATAGTCATATGGGGTATATGAACATATTGAATTCATATATCCCTTTACTCCTTCTAATGAAATTTCTTCATTTATTTCAAATGGTAGACCATAATATTTATTTTCTTTAAATTCATATGTATATCCACATAGCTTTATTTTTGCTATAACTCTATCTAAAAGTCCAGCATAAATTTCTCCAGTTGATACAGATAATAAATGAATTGTCCCATCCCATGAATTTGACCTAAACTGAGGCATGAATTTTGCACTTTGTACCTGAAAAGTAAAGTATGGCTGTAATTCATATAAAATATGTGGCTCACACTCCAGCTTTATGAAAACTTCGTTCTTTTTTTTAATCGTTACATCAGCCATATCCAGATATATATTTTTGGTACTCTATGCAATTCTTTACTTGATATGTTCTACTATGAATCATTTTAAGTATATCACTTAAATAATTTAAAGTAGCATCGTAATATTCTATTTTTAGTGATGATTTTGATATGTCATCATCTGCACTCATGCAGTTCTGTAAATGTTCTTTATCTCTTATCTTTTTTTGGTATACTTCTTTGTATTCTTCTGGGTCGGCTTTTCCGGTATAATATTCATATTTTTTTAGCCTTAGCTTGTTCTTTTCTTCTATTGCTTTTTTCTTCAGTAATAAAGTATTGTTAAAAATTTCATAATATTTGGAATGTAATTGGGGAATTTTTAAAGATTCTAAATGTAGGTTGTCTGGGTCTATATAAGAATCTTCTTTCCACATTTTTTGTATTTCTTCAATATTCATAAAGAGAATTTCCTTTGTTGTCAGTTATTTCATAATAAGTATACTTGAATTTTACTTCTGCTGTAAAGAATTCTACATCATTTGTGGTCGCGTCAAAAAGTAATGTGGTTAAATCATAGGGGAATAAATCATAAAATTTTACTTGGCAATTTGATGTTTGGTTACTGGTCAAAATTTGTAATGTTCCATCAGAATAAAGATTAAGACCAGGATCTACATTAGAAGTTAGTTTTTTATCTTGTTTTTGTAGAATATATATTTGATCTAGTGATTCTGGATATCCAAGACCTCTAATCCAATTTTGAATCTCCATGTAATTTTCTAAGTTTTCATCTACCATAAATCGTAAATTAAAATCTTCAAATTTTATTTTATCTCCTGGTTGTGGGATATCTTTTAAATAGGTAGGTTGATTTGCTATGCCAAGTGACAAAGATGGTATATTTGCTGTATTTGTAAAAAATGCAACTTTTGGAGATCTCGTAATCGTAAATTTAAATTGAGTAGGAGAAAGAAAATTTCTATTCTCTATTTGATTATTGTATAAATTTCCAACCATTTTTTCTATTATTTATCTGAGCTATATTAGTTATACTATTTAATTTCATGCCATAAAAAAAGAGGGAGAAACTTTTCCCCCTCTTGTTTATATTTTGGTAAATTTCTCAGAGGAGATTCTTTACCTGAACACGCCTGTAATAGCGGTTGCTATTAATTTGAAGGCGACCAAGACCTCTCTCAAGACCTTCAGCAAATGGATTCGCTACCATACCGTAGCGAGTCTTAAATCCAATTTTTGGCTGGAAAGTGTTTTCACCAACTGCACGAACCATCTGGAGAGGAACATAAGGGCAATAGAAGAGACCAGCGTCATAAGGTGAAGTACCCTTGTAGCCAACGACATAGTATTGGCCACCATTAGCACCGGGATTAGTACCACCAGAATAAGGATCGATATAAACACGATACTTGCCCATTAATACTCCAGCAAAAGTATTGCCAGAATCATCTACATTTAGATTTGCATTTAGGGCTGGGGTATAATCAAGTACACCTGCCATAGTTAGAGCAGAGGCAACATCAGAAGAACACATGATTACATTACCTTTACCTCTACGAGTTCTAATTGCGATTGCGTTTGCGTCGCGCTCGATTTGGAAGAGTAGACCCTTGAACTTCTCTACACTCCAACGACCATTAGAATCGACATCAAGGTCAAATACACCAGCAGTTGCTACATTATTAGCAGCACCCTGTTCTGCAACCTTATAGATGGTGCGGATAACTTCGCGGTTAATTTCTGCAAGAATCTCTGTAGAGAGAATATTTGCTAGTTCCGCTTCAGCATTTAGACCATGAATTGCTTTTAGGTCTTGGGCAAGCTCAAGGCTGTACTCGGCTTTTAGTGCTCTGGACTTTGCTTCGACAAGAACTTTCTCGATGGAGAAAGCCATTTCGTTGAATTGGCCACCAGCATCAGAACCTAGTGCTTCAGAATCACCAGTGTTCATTCCTTGACCAACAGTATAACCAAGGGATGAAGCAGTGCCAACTGGATTTAGAATTCCAGGATTGCTACCAGTTTGTGAACCACCAGTAGAACCAAGACCAGCAACTGCATCAGTAGCATTAGTTGCACTGTTATTAGCATTAGTGCCAGAGAAAGCACTATTTACTTCGTTATAGAATGCTTCATCGCCACTTTGATTATCGTAGCGTGAACGCATTGCGAAAATTAGTCCAGTGGGTCCAGTCATTGGCTGAACGCCTGCTAAATCATATGCCACCAAATTAGGCATAGAACGGCGAATTAAGCTAATAAGAACTGGATCGAAACCAGCAACAGGGCCACCAGCAGTAGCACTGCCACTGAATCCACCGCTAGCTCCAGCGGCGTTACCTGAATTTGTTGGTGTCTCCATGAGTACACCACTAGAGAAGGCTTGTTCTTCTCTTAGGAATTTTTCTTGATTTTCGAGCAAGACAGCGGTTACTGCTTTACGATGGGAATCTCCAATTGGATCTAGACCATCATAGTTTAGAAGCGGTGCCCACTTTTCTTGCAGATGCTCGGATTGGAACATTTGCTTTTACCTCTTAAATGTGTTTGTTTTTGTTTGATTTAATCTTAAAATCAGTTGTTAGCCAACATAGAAAGGGCTTTCATGTATGTGTTCATCGATGGGGAATAATCCTCATTAGATGAAACTACACCTTCTGAAAGAGTTTCAGGTTGAGCAGTTGGAGTCGTATTTCTAGTTGGGAAATATGATTCCCTTAGAGTCTCCAATTTTTCACGATATTCTCCTTCACTCTCAAACTCAACACTTTCGGCAAGCGAAGCGAGCTTTTCTTTTTGTGTGATGGCTAGGCCATCAGAAACCGCATCAAAAATTCTGTCAGCAACCGACTCCGAAAGGCGTCTGTTAAGTTGGACATTTCTTTCAATTTGCTCGTTGAGTTTTGTTTCCATCTCATCAAGTTTATCTACCATATTCTCTAGTACATCATATTTTTCTTCAGGTAGTTGTACATAATGATCTTCAAAAAGATTCTTGAGATTACTCAAGAAAGATTCACTTAACTGTTCTTTAATTCCATATTCAATAGCAAGAGCATTTTCTTGCATCCATTCATCAGAAACATACTCTAGATAAGAATCTACACGCTCTTGAAGTTCGTCCCGCATGGAACTAACCTCTTCATATAATTTTTGCTCATATACATTTTGATATTGCTCATTAAGAGCATCACGAATTTCTTCGACCTTTGTACGAAGAGCAGCTTCGAAAATTACTTTTGCTTTATTTTTAAATTCTTCGGAAAGATCTTCTCCCTCCACTAAAGCTTGAACATCTTCTTCGATATCAAAATCTTCGTCTAATTCTTCATCTTCTTCATTTTCATCTTCATCTTCATCTTCTTCTTCGTCTTCGTCTTCGTCTTCCTCATCATCTTTATCACCTTCTTCCATATGCTTTTTATTCTTCTTATAGTTGCCTTCTTCTAGGCTTTCTTCTTGATCTTCTTCGAGTTCTTCGTCAATTTCATTTTCAAGTTCTTCCTCTTCTTCCGCTTCTTCTTTTACTGCCATTTTTTGCATGGCCTCTGCGGCTTTAGCGTTAGAATTTACCACATCACTGACACTCTTTAGTGTAGCAGCAGGATCTTTGAACTTTGCTGAATCATCATCAGACTTATAATTTTCTGGTCTAGGACCACCTAGGTCTTCCCAACCAGTTGCGCTTTGGCCATCAGGAATATTAGTAGTTAGGTGCTGCATTGGCTCTGCTGGCTTTGCATTTGCATTTACAGCAGATCTGGATTGCTTTGTGCCTACTTCCATTTCTTGTAAATTTTTTCCACGAGACATTTGAACTCTCCGATTTAGCTATGTATTAAATCTATATTTATTTATAATTTATAAAATTAGAGGGAATTTAAAAACTCATCAAATAGCTGAATTTTCTTTTCTTCTAGTTCTTTAGTATTAACTAGATGATTGATTCTTTTTTTCATGTTTTGCATTAACCAATCATTCCTAGATGCGTCATATATCCATTCAACTCCTTCCATTATTCCATTTACAAAAGCATCTGGGGCAGAAGGATCCGCAACTATATCAGCAGCAGTAGCTAACATAAAATCATCAGAGACATAACGAACACCATTACGCTCTACCAAAGAACCAATTCCACGAGAAGACACCCCAAGTTTAACTCCTTCTGAAATTAGAGATGAAGCAATTTTTCCCATAGGAGTATCGAGAATTTTTGCTTTACCAATGAAATTATTGCCACTTTCTTTCAATGAAGTGATCATATGAGATACACGATCTAGATTCACTGTGGGACCACAATTACCAGTCCAATAGCTGTATCCATTTTGTTCTACCATGAAGTTGGTATTTTCTACCTGAATACAATAAACTTTATCATTCCAATCTTCGGTAGTCATCTCAAGGAATCTATTGTCTAGATAAATTCCTTTAGTGTTTAGGAAACGACAAAAGTATAGTGGAACTTTATTTTCTGCTTTGATAACTCTACCAGCAAACACATAATTTTCTGTGGTAGTTTCGCTAAATCTAGAAACTCCAATGCCAGCTATAGTAGCTATTTGAGCAATATCATCAATTAATTTTTCTGATGCACTAAAACAATCACATCTAGAATATTGTTTTTGTAGATCGCCTCTACCATCACCAAGAACAAAATAATCAATAAATATTCTTGCTACATCAGAATTGAGACTTTTTATAAAATCTCTTGGAATATACTTAGAATAGCAATCACCAAATTGGTGTAGATATTCACCAAGTCTTCTATCATAACAAGTCCAAATAATTTTACCATCACAATAGCTCTCATGCCAAGTTAATTCTTTAATTGAATCTAAAATTTCTTTGATTCGATCTGCTTTTTCTCCTTGATTTTGAGTAATGCCAACATTATAAGAACCATTAGTTCTAATGCTACAGTGACCTTCTGCTAGGTAAATGCCAAGAAAAGCAGCAAAGGTATTGAATTCAATTTCAAGATCTTCTAGATACTTTTCGGTCTTTTCGTTGATGACTTGAATATTAGAAGATTTTGGTATCACATAGGTATCAGGAGCTTCCTCATTCAAACCTAGAGAATACTTTGGAATATACCATTTCTTATAAACATTTTCTCCGTTTAGATCTTCATAAATTTCTTGTGCAGTCACAAACTTATGATCATGATTGTTTCTACCATTGATAATCAAAAAACGATGATCTGGAGTAACTTTGGTGTTGATACCTCTGTTTTTAATGGTATACATAATACCATTATGATCATTGATTACAACTTTTTTGACTGGATGTAATTCAACTTCTTTTGTTTCTGGATTTATGGTATAAACTAATTCTCCTTCTTCGCAGTTTTTAATATGCTTCCAACCATTACTTTCTGAAAGTAGCTTTGCATCTTCACTTAGACAAGGATGTCCAAGTTCTCCTAGTGCTCTACCTTTACCGATATAATTTTCATTGTATCTACTAACCTCTCTGGCGAGAGTTTCCATTGGGTAACACCTACCATTTCTATTTTGTATGTCAGCTTGTAAAAAAATTCCCTCTATGTGAAGAGATTTTTGTCCATTTTTTTCTTCTGTAATAAATTTTACTTTAGAAATTTCTTCTGTGATTAGTTTCATTTTTTAGTTGGTAAATGCTACTCTATTTGCTTGAATTTGTGAAGAAGTATAAATTACATCAGTGGGAATTTTTTCTAAAAATTCTACTGTTGACGAAGGAATTGAAAAATTAAAAGTAGTTGCAGCTCCTACGGAAGTAGAAATACTAACAGTAACTACACCTACATCGTTATTATATAATCTAACACAAGTTGCTGATCCAATACTAGAAGCAGTACCAGCAGTAGTTGGTGTCAAAACAACATCAGAAAGAATTTTAGTTCTTTGCATTATTTTAATTATAACTTTATTTAATTATTTATTAATCTTCCGTTTCGCCAAAAAGAGACGCAGCAACTTCTGGTCTAAATTGATCTATTTTTTCTGCGGATTTTGAATATAAAATATCTTTTATTTTATCGCTAATCTGAGAAGGTGATTCATCAGAAGCAATCATGTCCATTAAATCTTCCATGTGATTAAAAATGTAAGTTTTTATTATTTATGTTTATATTTCCCCTCCAGATGGGATGTCTATAGATTTTTCTTTTGGTTGTGGTTCTAATGGGACTTTTCCTAATTCACCCTGGATATTGTCCTCGTCTTGTATCGGCATTCCCGTATTCGGATCTACTGGAATACTTGGATCTGGTATAATTCCATCTTTAATTTCTTTTTTGATGAGTTTATCTTGTTCGACAATTTCTTGGTCAGTTTGGCGAAGAATATTCCTACGAACATAATCTTGGGAATAATACTTTCCAATATAAGGTTCTGCCATTGACAGCATATTCAAACGATCTGTCATTAATTCCGAGTCTTTCAATTCGGCAAAATGATTGTCATAAAGAAAATCATACTGAATGTGCTCATTCATTAATTCCCAATCTTCTGGTGTAATGATATTTTTTAGAATTAATTGAGTTTTAAGCATATCACTAAACATATTAGAAAATCTCTTTCTGAGCCTTCCAACAAACTTACTAAATTTTAATTCGTCTCTGAGTATTTCGGAAGATCTCCCCAAATTAAAACCGCTATCTCCATCAATTCTTGATGATGGGACATTTAGTGCCTTGTATAGTTTTGATTGAAAATAATTGATATCAGTAATTTCACCTAAGTTTTGTCCTCCAGGTAGCGTATCAATTTCTGTTCCTCTACCTCCTTCGCGGCGTGGGAGCCAGAAATCTTCTAGCATACTCATGAATTTTTTGTCATCACGTATCTCCCCTGTACTTGCATCGTACACGAGTTTGTTACGATAACGCATCATAACATCACGAAGATATTGCTCTGCTTTTACTTTTGGTAGATTACCAACATCAATGTAAAAAATTCTACGCTCGGGTGCTCTTGAGTTGTGCACCACAATGCCGTTAGCCACGAAGTTATGCTTTTCGTGCTCGACTTCTATATCATAAACTTCCTCTTCGGAATGATACTCAACATACATAATTTTCTCAAACTTCGGAAGTTCATATTCACTTAGATATAGTTCATAAGATTCTGATGCTGGCATCAATCGAGGTTCTTTTTCCTCGCCAACGATTCTCATCTGCTCTTCCCTAATTCTATGGCGAATCTGACCAGAACATAAACCAATAGAAGTCCAAAGCTCTTTGATATCTTCAATAAGTTGTTTATTACACAATGAAATTTCACATGAGAATCCATTCACAAGATCACGATAATGACCATCAGCATCCAATAGACCAAGAACAAGTTGTCGCTTGATTTCATCTGATGCATTAAATACCCAACTTGGAATTCTCTTATTTTTTGCTCCTGGAATATAACCAAGAGAAATTAGTAGTTCTGCAGCAAGAGTATTACTTGTGGTGTAGTTGGTGTATTTTCTATTCTTTGAATCATATCTTGTACAATTTCCGAAGAAAGTTCTCATAAGATTTGCATAATAAAGATTTTGCTCTTTGTCTTCTCCTTCAGCAAAAACAACTCTGTATTTACTCACAGACCCATCGCCAAGCAAGAATCCAAATAGACGAGCAAACTCCGGAGTTACAAACTCAGGGAGACTAAGCTCATTATTGCAGAATCCTTCATACTTCTCGTTATACTCAATATCATTTAGTTCTTCGAACTCTTTTTTAAGTTTAACTAGACTCGATTCTTCTAAATGTTGTAAGCCATAGAGGAAATTTTTAATTTTTGATTCTTTTACGCCAGTTTTTTCTGATAAAGTTTTAATAAATTTTTCTTTTCCTTCTAGTTTAAATGTTGGCCAGAATTCAGTATTAACAATTGAGTATGCTTTCTCTCTCACATCATTGAACAATACAATATCATTCGTAGATTCTGGTTTGATATAAGTCAGTGAATGCACTTTAGGAATTAGATCCTTAATGGGTACATACTTAACTTCTTTTGTATTAGAATCATAAACGAGAACAGGGTGAGTATCTGTTCCGGTAATGCTATGATGCTTTGATTTTACTGTATAAGTTTTCTTTTTTCCAGTCAACCACTTATTAGTGACTGGAGTTTTGACTAGAGCATCAACTCTATTATCATACGCATAAACAATATCACCAACATTAATATCTTTGATGTATGAATATCCATTATCTGTTTTGACTCGTGAATCACCGATTAAACACAGGCGATAAATTACCAATGAATCCTCAATCATTCTCAATTGATTTAATGCCTTGATAGCTTTATTCAAATAAGATAAAGTAGTTCCTTTATTTCTATCAATTAGTCCAGAAGTACAATAAGTAATTGCATCCTTTGCAATTTTTACTCCTCGATCCGGTGAAGCATTTCCCATATTTGCAGTTCCACCACCAATCGGATATGAACTTTTTGGATCATAGATGAAATATTCTTCTATTTCTGGGAATTTAAAATTCATCGGATTTTGATTTCCGATTAATCTATTTGTAGAATTTTGATTTATATCATCCTTTTTTATTTTTTTCTCTTGCCTCACATAACGCATTTTCATTGAGTCAATATATCTCAATTCTTGAATTCCTTCATGTGGATTTTTAAGATTTATAACTTTATGGTAATATAACCTTCCATCAATGTACCAATTTCTGTATATTTCATGAGCTTTTTTGTCAAAATCTAATAATTCAAGTATATATTTAAATTCTTCTCTTATTTTTTTCTTTAGTCCATCACTGGCATTTAAATTTGACAATTCAATTTGAACAGGTGAATCATTAGTATCTGAAACTATAGCTTCATTAACAATGTCTTCTATAGCGCTATCTACTTCTGGATGAAGAGACATTTCCCTATATCTTTTTATTAAATCAAATTCTGTTCTATATACTCCTTCAATGTCAACATAAGAACCAAAAAATCCACTAGTTAGATAATGATCAACCCCATCCTCATTATTTTGAGGAATGGGGGACAATATAGAAGATGATTTCTTATTTGAGTCTTCAATTGAAAAACCAAAAAGTCTAGCCATAATTTATTTTTTCTAATAATGTACTATTTATCAGGAGATTGTAACCCCAGTGGCGTCAGAAGTATTATCAGATCCTTGACCAGCAGTCCAGTATTGAACTTGGAATTCTACTGTATATTCTTCAATTGTATCAGCACTATCATAAGATAGATCAATTGGAGCAACATTGGTTGGAAAAATATCATAAAATTTATAACTTCTTAGTGGTTGGATTGCTGATCCGTTCAATGCATCTGAGTTGTTAGTAGAATTGACAGTACCAGCACCTCTACCCAATTGATGAACATATGCATCAGTCATATAAGAAGAAGGATTAGTGGCACCAGTATTATTTTCTAGTTTGCTGATTGCATTCATCCAGCGTTCAAATGCAGTTCTGAGTTTGAAGTCCTCATCATTGATGATAGTTACTGTCCAAGGATCAAATGTTCTATCTCCAGCAACTTTTAGAATTCTACCACGGAATGGAACATCAATTGGATTGACATTTGATGCAGGTAGATTGGCAGTTTTGCAGAGAAACTTAAATGTTTCTGCTTCTTGTCCTGATCCGGTATTCCAGAAACTTTGAAGTTCTGATGGAAAGTTTGGAATTTCAACTTCGAATAGATTAGGTCTTGCGCCACCACCAGAGAGTCTTTCTTTGAATCCAGTAATTGTTCTGAGTGTAGACATGTTTAGTACCTCCTTTTATTGTTGATTATTTTATGATCAGACTCTACCTGCTACTTCCTCGAAGGAAATACCAGTTCTAGTGGCAACAAAGGTCAAGGTAATATAATTAATGGATCTAGTTGGCTTCAGGAAAATATCTGCCCTGAATTCATTATTGTCAATTACATCAGGAGTGTTATTTGTGGCATCACAAATAACTAGGAAATCATATACACCATTCTTTGCCTGAACATCTCGTAGATATGGCTCAACGATATTAACAAAGTTTGCTCTGGTGGTTTGATTATTCAGTTCAAAGAGTTGTGCCTCAGCAGATCTACGAAGAGCTTGCTCTACAGTCAGGAACAGTCTACGAACATTGATGCGATCAAATGCTGATGCATATGAGAGAGCAGTCTTATCTCCAAAGAGAAGAATGCCAGTTCCAGGTTGATTGATGATGGAATTCACTCTTGCGCCATAGAGAAGATCTCTTTGTGCTTTATTTGGATTGTATGCTAATTTGATTGCATTATTCAGAACACCTCTCTGCTGTCCAGCGGGAGAGAACCAAGGATATGCAGTTACATTAGTCCTTGCCATCAATCCAGCAACATCAGCATTACAGGGAATGTAGCGGAACAAGTTATTAAAGCGATCATAAGTGTACTTATATCCACTATCAAAGATTGCATAAGAAGAAGATGAAAGTGGAGAAAAGAAATCTATTAGATTATTTGTTTGTGTGGTTGTATTTGTAATATCAACTACTGCACCTCTGTATGGTGAAATTACAGCAACACAATCTTTACGATTTTCAGCAATTGAGATAATTTTATTTGCTTTTGCTTGTGAATCTTCT